CTCTTCTATCGCACGCAGGATAAATACCATTTGGACAAAAGTCTGACATTCCGTCAGAGGCCCAAATACATAGCATTCAACCTAAAAAACCACGAATGGACGGGTAAACAGAGTTGTATTTTGTTGCCCCGATTTAAACAAACCGCTTCGGTCCCAGAAACTGAGACTGCAGTCCAGACGTAGGTTGATGTGATCCAAAAGCCTTGTGTGTGTTAAAGATCTTATTTCTTGAGGAATGAGGCAGGAGAGAGAGAGAGAAACATAACATGATGTTAAACACCGATTGCCAAGAGCCCGGCAGCGCCACTGACCATGGTGTCAGCGACGGCCGTCCCAACCATATTCAGCGCTCCTTTACCAAGTGTTTCGACAACTCCGGCACCGTGTGCCATGAGGTTTCTGCCCACTTGGGATGCCAGACTTTCTGGCCGGGGTGCATTTTGAATACTCGAGAGAGCTCGAGGAGGGAACTGTGAAGCACCAGAAATGATTCTATCGGTGTTCGGATAGGTGTGCGAGAGGGTCTTACCTCTGGCATTACGACCTATCACTTCCCAATGAGCTGTCCAGACATACTCAAATGGCTGGTTGGGCGTGGCTGACAGGATCAAGATCCCCATGCAGGGGTGCTGTCCCGTCAGTGGCTTATCAGCAGCAGCAAAATCAAAGTCTGCTGGGTGCCTTGGTGTATAGGTGATGGAAACCCAGTCGTTGTTGAAGTCAATACCTTGGAAATACTGATCGAACAGGGCAATGTCGTTGGCAGTGTAGCCAGTGACATCACCTAGATCAGGTTCCAGGAAAGGGAAGCAGATGCCTCCTTGATTGAGCTTCGTTCCGACAAAACGGACTTTCAAACCCGCTGATACAAGCCTCACTTGAACGCCTGTGGCAGAAAAGTCTGCCGAGGCATAAGGCGAGTTCTGTGTCTTGCTTAGAGCGCCGGTACTATTCCATGCAGGCAAATACGACCCCGTGAATGCTGTCTCCGTGACAGCAACACCGGTTGTGTCGTTTGCGGCAGTCATGTAGGCTGTCACACCACCGTATGAGGTGGTGCCTGAGGTGTTACCGAGCCCTGATGCGTAAGTACAGAGCTTCCTCGAGGGTACGCTTGGCATCCTCGGGATGCAGGGGTTGAGTGAGAAATCAAATGGGTTGACTAGCGAAGTGGCATATTCCAAGCCACAACGCTCGTCTTCTTGCATTGTCCTCATGCGTCCAATCGCAACCTTGTTGCGCCGGCTTGGCCGACGGTTGTTGCGGGGTGCTTCACCACCGAGTGACATCAGATGTTGTTTCCAACGTCTCTCCTTTTCTTGTTTTGGCAGGCCCTTCACTGAGGGTCTTTGAAAGAATCTTGCTTTGGTAATATTTGACATAATTTCAGGTACACCAGTATGCGCTGGGACTGTTCAACCCCTTAACGGAATCGAACCGTCACCCGTGCAGTCTCTTGGCTTTCCGGCCCCGATCTGGGGTGCCTTAGCTTGGACACTTTTACTGGAACACATCTGAAAATGCTTCAACAAACCAATTTGGGTGATAAATAAGGAGTCACCTTAATGACCTTGCCCATGACAAAACGCATGTCGTTTGGGACTTTCTTGGTCAAGCAAAAATTCTTCGGACTACCGCCGGGCGCAAATGTCTTTGCCTGGTCGAAGTCCTTCTTGGAAGGATAAGAGAACTTGTTCTCTACCTCATCATCTGCCAAAATCGGACCAAATGGGGACAAGTGAGTCTCAGTTGGGATCTTCACCGGGAGGATAATGTCCTCTTGTGGTGTGTCCAACGACTCTACCGGAACCCGTTGCTCCTGCCCTCTAGAGCTGGATAAGATTACTTCATATGTGCCATCATACAGTCGCATGTTATTGGATCGTCCGTGCTTGTGGAGCATATGGCTTCTCCCCTTGACACCTGTGAGTGTCCTGCCTTCATTACGGTAGATACGCTCACAGTAACGCTGGAGTCTCTTCTGTCCATCTGTGACACGGAAGTCACTTGGGATAGAGCAATTGAGACCCCCGGCTGTGTAAGGGAGGCCAAGATTCAGTCTACCACGCAGAGTGGCGGACTGGATTTGTGCTTTGTTGTAATGGACAAAGCGGCGCCATGCGCGCCCCTTGTCTGCTGCACCCACATGCACCTCGGACCAAAGTTCTGCAATAGGAAGACTCTTTGTACACTCGCGACCGGTTCTACGATTCATATTCGTGAGACAACCCAGGTTAAAGAAATGTACCTGTGTCAAGTCACACATATTCCACAACTCACTGTTGATAGTGAAGTACGTGGGGTGAATGTAGTTTTTACCGATTGACAGTTTGAGACCCACCTCGTGGATTTTCTTCTGCCAAATAGCGTAGTGTTCTTCATTGGATCGAAATCCAATGTCGTCTCCATTAATCAGAACTGGAAGGTCCTGGAGTTTATATTCCTTTTGGAAGTATTCCTCCATGGAGCTCCAATAAGCGGCTAGATTGATGACACACAAGATTGGGAAACTCAGAACCGAACCCATCAGCTGCCCATTTTGTTGTTGAACATCGGGTATCTGAAGGTGTGGGGGAAAGGTAATGGTCTGTTCGTAAAGCTCTCTTCTGCAGGCATCTGCCTGACGGAGCCCTATATGGCCGTGAAGAAGCAACTCAGCAAGGGCACATTCTAGTGCATCTTTTGTCTGACGAAGGTCTATTCGATCGGTTGCAGACTTGTAGTCTCCACTAACCCAGAAGGGTTGGGGACCAAAGTCAAACCGTGATGATTTGATCTTCAATTGCTGTAAATCTTCTCGACGAATCGGGTGTCCGATGAGAGCGAAGGGATCACTTTCCTTCAAGTGATTCCAAAGAGCATTCTGGACGGGCTTACAGACATATGACCGCACCGATGGAGACTTCGTAATGAATCGTACTTTCAGTGATTCTTGAAGTCCTTGGACCCTGACGATACAGGGCTCCTCACTTTCGACGGTGAGAAGGTCCGAGAGTGGAGGAATGTTTACTCCATGTCTCTCAATGACTCCTTTGTCGGTATCGACCATGTCTACAAGGCCTGCCTCCAGGTCCATTGACCTTACCATTCCTTGAACTCCGCCTCCCTCCGACCGATTGAAACCAAGCTTTGCGCTCTTGCTAGGGTAAAACTCGTGTGTTTTCCGCCTTATTCGTAAGCCATCCCAGATCTCGCAGTAGTAGCGAGTGTAATCTGAGTATGGATTCGATGGTGGTTCACCGAGTAAATCGGCGTAGCTATTGTATTCGCTCTGAAGAAAGTCTTCAGAAGCCGGTGCACAGCCACGCTTAACCCCTTGCAGAATGCTCCATGCTAGGCTCAGGTTTTTTCCACGACCGGTGTTTATCCGGTTTGTGAGATACCTTTTCAATGGTCCACGGAAGTAGGGTCTTACCCTCTCGACCAATGTTGGCCGAGGGTTTTCGAGTTTCCTATCCAAGTAATCTGCCATGGGAACTGCAGTACAGAACTTCGCATGCTTGATGAAGTCTAGCGGTTCCCAGCTCATACATTCCTCGAATATGACAGAAAGGTGTTTCCAGTTCCACTTCAGCAGTCGATCATCGAAATCAATCAAGACCTCGAGATACGACCGTGTGAAGTAAAGGCTTGACACGACATCCCCCCGCGGGAAGTCGGGCCACTGGATAACCTCTCTGCCTTTCGATCTTTTCTTGACTACTGCGCTGCCGAGAACACCGCTATGCCTTCTGATTAGTTGGCACGCTAGTGAACTCGCTTCATAGCAGCGGCAGCAACTTGAAGCTTTGCCGTCACCTGACGGTCGTAGGCTTTGAGATATCACATCTATAAGTGAAAGATACGTTTTGGCTTCCACACGGTCCCCCTTGTCCGTGTGGTGGTCAGAAGCCATTTTTCACTTCTTCGCTTGATTGAAGGGCACTTGTTGTAAGTGCCACAGAAGATCT